CCCTTTTTAACGTCTTTCTCGGCTATCAATCCCATTTTGGTACCTAAGGCAACGTGCAACTGTTTAATCGTCTTCTCGAGGCTCTTATCGCTAATTGCGTTAAAGTCTTGGGTACGGCAATAAGTGTCCACCTGTTTTTGCAATTCCTTCTTGAATTTAGGTGAATACTGAACCAAGGCATTCATATATAGTTTCCTATAATCTTGCCAAATCATTACTTAAGAGTTAAAAGGTAAAGCGTCTTTGCTATTAATTGAGAGACTTCGTCTATTTGGTTTTGTATCCAAGTCTCCTGGTATATCATTTTGCGATGCTCTTGAACGTATGCGTATAATCCTTTGAAGTACGCTTGAACTGCTTCAATGCTTTGGTAGTTTTGTAAAGTACCTACTGAATAATTTTTAGGGCGTCCGTATATTCCGCTTACGCTTTCAACTAAGCCATCGTATAACTCTGCTATTTCGTCTTGGTATTTATCCAAGGCTTTATGCTCAGCATAGCTTAACGTTTGATTGTGCCAAACGATTGCCTGTTCCTTACTGTCTAATAATTGGCTAATAAAATCTACAAATTGCATATTAAGGAGTTTTAGGTTCGTTAATTGTTAACGGTTGGAATTGGTCAATAGGTTGTAGGCCACTAGGAACGTAAAGTTTTTCTAGCTCTTCGTTTGGAATATAATCAGGGTTTTTAAGTCCCATTATCTCCATCTTTTGCGCCGGTGAAATCCACCACGCAGTATTTAACCAAGCAACCTGCTCAGCTTTGTTTGCTTCTAATTCTTGATATACTTGAATGTCATATCCTATATAAACGTTTGTTCCTTTGTAACCCCAATCACTATGCAGTTTTCTATTCAACTGTTCTGCAATAGCATCTAGCAAAGGAATAGCGCAACGCAATGTTAAAGCCTTTTCGCCCTCTCTTTGGTTGTTATATGTTTTATTGTCTGCATCGTTTAATAATTGGCTAGGCACTCCGTAAATATTACAAAGGCTCTTCATATCCCACTTCTCACTTTCGATAATGTTTAATTCAACAGGGCTTAAACCGATTTGTTTCCAGTCAACCTTGTATCCTGAAACTGCAATAGAATTAAAGTTACTCGCTCCGCCTTTCTCGCTGATTGATTTCTTTAATGCTTGAGCTTGTTGCGTTCCACTTGTAGGGTCGAACCTATCGTCATTCATAAACAATACACCGGCTGGTCCACCATTTTGAAACGATGCAACCGCAGCCGTTTTAGCTTCGTTGGATCGTGTCAATGTTCTAGCCGCTGCCATTAAAGGAGACTGTCCGTAAAGCTCGTTTCCGGTTACTGTCCAATAAGGGTTAAAGTATTTATCGTGTAATATTTCTTTTGTATCAAATGACCATAACTTACCATAGTATAATTGATAGCCTACTCTTGCAGGTGGAAACACTTCTATATCCGCAATGATTGCCATAAACTGTGCCGGTAAAGCAAACAGTTCAAAGGGTTTGCCATCGTTAGCTCCGCCCTCAATCATTTTAGCATAGATAAATGTATTGCCTGTTAATAGTTTAAATCCGCACCATTGTTCTACTAAGTCCGCCCAGGTGTCCTCTTCGTTAGGATATTTAAGCAACTGATTTAAACGTGCGTCTCCATCGTATAGTTCAAATGCTTTCTTATGTAATTGTGTTACTTCATTCCAATTCTCAATCTTATCCGGCTGCTTCATCAAAGACTTGTAACGCTTTGCTGCGGTTTGGTCAATAATTTTATAAACGTGGAAAGGAGCAAGTTTTGCTTTATCAGTAATTAACTTTACGATTGAATAAACTATATCATTTGATTGATAGCCGTCTCTAACGTAAGCCTGTGCGTTTTGCCCTTGCCAAGTAACTATCCCTTGTTGAATTGCTACTTGAGTATTAAACGGCATTTGAGGTAAAACAGTATTTACTTTCTTTTTACTAAAGAAATCTAATAAGCCCATAAATGTACAATTTAGTCAAAGTTAGTTATTTTATCCTAAAATACACTTACTACAAATTTAGGAGTATATTCAAAAATCATTCTCATAGCTAAACAGTCGGAGAAATCCGGAGACCGGCCAATCAAAGCCTTTACTTTATCCTTTGGTATTATTCCATTGCTACCGTCTTTGTCAACGTGCTTTTGTTTTACTTGCTCTAACTCTTCAATGATTAATTGCTTTTGTTTGCCGTCTGCATTGATATATAAATTGCTATTATTTATTAACTCGGCTAACTTATAATAGCATTGAGATTTAAGGTTATCGTAATTCTCTTTTGTCTTAGTGATTGGGTTTTCTAACGCCCTGGAGTTATTGACAAAGCCTTTGCACCTAAGTATATCGCATACGCCGCCACCTACTCCGTCCTCGTCCACTACGATATTAGAGGTTGCTATTTGATATTCCTTTTGTAGTTTCTTTATTATCTCAGCGACTTCGACAACGCTTTTACCATTGTATTGAAACAGTTTAACACGGTAGCCACTCCATAAGCCAATGACAGTACTATCGCTACCAAAACGAGCAACGTCGCAAGAAATGTAAGATGCGCCACTAGGTAAATAATCGCTAGTAAAGCAATCAAGTATTTTTTCATAGTCTATTAATTGAGCGGGATCGGATAAGTATTCCCAGTTACCAAATAGCAATCTCTCTTTGCTTACTTTGTCAAGGGATAAAAGATTTTCTTTATAGTGTTTTGATATGAAAGGATTGTCATCTATTAACGAAGTTATAAAGCGTTTATTTTTTGATATTGTATTGTCTTGCTGAGGCTTGTAGAACTCCGAATAAGTCCAATTCTTTGCAGGGTTGCAAGTATAAAGTATCTTAGGCACTAAGTCGTTTTGGTCTAATTGAAATCTTATCCTTGATTTAATAATATTCCTAGCCTTATCGTCAACCTGGTTGGCCTCGTCAATGAATGCGTCCGTAATCTCAAGGGAACCTAATTCGTCAAAGTTAGGGTCACTTGGATAACTGTAAAGGTCTTTGAGTAGAATAGTTGAGCCGTTAAAGAACTCTATTTGACTAGATTGTCCGTTGTACTTATAATGCTTATTAGCGTCTAAGCCTTGCATCTTTGCTACTTGAAAGAATGAAACTAAGGTAGTTTCTTTAAGCGTCTTTAATACCGCCCGGCCTATCAGCCCTCTTGTATTAGGATACTTTAATCGTTGCTTTAATTGCCAATAACAACCTAATGCAGTCTTGCCGCCACCGGCTCCGCCACCGAATAGTATTTCGTTTGTTGTTTTATCCTCGAGTAAATCGAGAGCAATAGTTTGTTTTATGGATAGTTCCATTATAGGCTGCCCTTATTTTCAACGTATGTTTTTTTCTCGTCCCAATTTATTGTCATTGAGCCGGTTACTTCTAATTCAGCGGATTGCTTTGCTCTACCCTCTAACCTATCAAGTATTTCCTGATAAGCCCTTAAGTCGCCTTTAAATGCCTTTTGTAATACCATTAAGTCTAATTGTTCGGCCACGGTAAACTCTTCCTTTTCGCCTGTTATTGGGTTTGTCTTTATTTGTACTAACTCCAATAATCTTAATAATCTTGTCTTGCTATTAGGTACTCCTTTCGGTCTGCCATTTGGGTTTCTTATCTCTCCTTTTTGCGCCGGTATTAAGTTTTGTTCGTTCGCCATATCTCTAATCTCTTTCTTATTAATTGAGCGGTAAGGTCAGTACTGCCCTGCCTTCTTTTGGCTGGTATGCCAAACACATTACTTCTATGCTATAACCGCTTTTTTGGGATAATCCTTTTTTAATTTATTACACAAAGGTAAGATTGAATTATGTAAAGGATAAATATATTTGTATTTACCTGATTTTTTCCTTTTATCTAATTTACTAAATTGGTCTATTGATAGTTTTTCTCGAGGTGACCTATCGTGTGACCATTTACCTTTATAAAATACTTCTTCTCCACTACTATTTATATCTTCAACAAAATACCAATTTGTAGCCTGATAAATTGTACCTATATGTTCTTGTCCTTTATCAGCGTAAGAAATTAATAATTTAACAGTAGGATTTGATTTTTTTATTAGTTTAATAGCTATGCTCATAGCTTTAGATGTGCTTTCTTGTTTTCCGTTTAAAGCCATTCTTGTTAATTCTAAATATTGCCCATAAAACAAACCAAATGGTCTTCCTAAATAAGCACCGGCTCCTCCACCAAATAGTATAACACCGCACCATTCATTTTTATTATTAAATACTGAATATCCTAAATATTGCGCTGGACAAACTTTAGAGTAGTGAAAATTTAAACAAGCAAATTGAATTGCTTTTTTAGATGCAATTTCTAATTTCATATATTACCTGCTGATATTGAAAAAAATGCTCCTTTGTATTTTCTATCAATTAATTCTCTTATATCGTTTTCAGCCTCTTGTAATTGCTCTACACTTTCAAATGTTAATTTCATTGTAGGTGGATTATTTTTTTCTTGCCCAATTAGTTCATCTAAACTAGGTTCAACAATAAAGTTTGGTATATCCAATCCCCATTCAGTTAATTGCTCTACTTCCCAATTATTAGCTAGATCGTCCCAATCCCATTCTCCAAAGCCTACGTTATCCTTAACTATAAATTCTTTCTTTTTATCTTCGCTTAAATTGTTAGCGTGAATAACTGGCACCTCACTAAGTCCGGCCTCAATACAAGCCTTTAATCTCATATTGCCACCCAATACAATATTGTTCTCGTCTATGACTATCGGCCTAAGTTCTAGCATTTGGGGAAAGTCCTGAATAGACTTTACTAATTGTTTAAACTTATAATCCTTTATTATTCTAGGATTGTTTGGGTTGGGTTTGATTAATGTTATTAGCATCTGCCTTGGCCTTTATACGCCTTTGGGCGTGGTGAATGTTTATTATAAGACTTCTTTGCTTTGCCTTCTTTCTTTTTACCAAAGGATATTTTGCCGTTATTACTTAGTTTCGCCATATTGATTTATTATTTCGTTTAGTTCGGTTCTACTCCATTTTTTAATTAGCCTATGTTGTTGCTCTAACTCCATCACTTTACGTTCACCTACTTTGTTAATTAGGTTTCTGCGATAGCCTATTAAATGGAATTGGTCAAAGCCGTTGCATCTTTTACACTCACCGTTTACATTGTACTCGTCAAAGCGTAAAGCTGA